AATAGTTATTCCTACTAGATTTAATCACCATTTTTCTAGTGCAAAAGTTAAACATATAATGGAGGAAGAATAATGAAATGGTGTCCGTGTTTAGTGGATTCAACATTATATGCAAATGTTAAATGTCCAATACATGATAAGGAGGAAGAATAAATGAGAAAAATAATGATAATAGGAGCAGGAGGAATTGGAAGTCATCTAATATCCTTCTTAGATAGAATAGGAATATATGATATAACAGTGTTTGATGATGATAAAGTAGAGAAGAAGAATCTAACATATCAAAAGTTTAGTGAAGCACATATCGGTATGAACAAAGTTGATGTGTTTGGTAATGTACAGTCTAAACCATATCAAGTATTAGTTGAAGGACAATTACAAGGTTATGATTTAGTAGTTTGTTGTGTAGATAACCTAGCCGCTAGAAGACTATTATACAGACAAGGTTATGGTGATGATGCTAATATTAAGTGGTTAGATTTAAGAGCACAAGGAAGAAATGCTGCTTTGATTTCTTATAAGATAGACCCAAATCTAATGGATGCTTTACTAGCAGGGCCGGATGGTTCTTTTAGTTGTCAAGGTTCAGAATGGGATGGTAGTGCTGAAGATATTAATTGTATGCATATTACTGTAGCAGGTATGGCTACACAATGGATACAAAGATGGTGGCAAGATAATGATAATGTTGTAGATAAGATGGTTGTGAATCTATGATTAGTGAAGAATTAAAAAGAAAAGTAAGACAAGCAGAAGCCATAGAAAAAGCCATAGAAATATGTGAAAAAGCACAATATTATGTAATGGAGGCTTGTGATAGAATAGGTGGTTTTGGAATACAAGAACCATGTGGTCATGCAAGTGAGAATTGGGCTGATATTGTTGAGGAATTAAAAATACAATTAGGTGATTTACAATGAATGATGAAGACAGTAATATAGAAGATTTAGATGAAGAAGATATTGGTAAAATAATGGATGTTATATCTACAGATGGTTTCTATATCAATTCAGAAATAGTAAAGGTTACTTGTCCTCACTGCGGTGAAGAATTTTTAGGAACAAAGAGACATGCAGGTGGTTTTATTGCAGGACACGAAGCATATCATAAATTTGTACATAGTGCAGATATAATTGCATCTCAATTAGGAGGAATATAAATGAAAGAAATAACAGAAGAAATGTGGAAAGATATAGCAACAAAGGTAGAATTATGGTTTAAACATCATGAAGATTGGGATACTGAAAATCCTGAATTAATATCAGTTGGTACTTTAATTACTGCCGGAAATTTAAAACCGGAAAAAAGAAAGGCTCTTTATGGTGCAATTAAAACTTGTTTTTCTGATGTAAAGGATAAACCATTTACTACAGGTAAGAAAAGTAGAATGCCTTTATCGGTTCAAGCATATCGAGACTCTATGTTGGCTCAAATAAAAGAAGCCTATAAAGATGTATTTCGTAATAGTGATTCAGTACGGAAATTTATTGTAAAAAATAAAAGAAGTGGTGGTGGTCTATTTAATAATTCAGAAGACTATGCTCAATCTGTTGTTGATTCAACGCGTTTGAGAATGAATACTGCTTACAATGCTTTCATGAGAAATGACAAAGAAGCAGATTATATATGGGATGGTACTGATAAAGGACTCATTTGTCAGATACCTCGTAAGGAGGATGCTTAACTATGTCTAGAGGAGTAAGAGCAAGATATTTTAGTAAGTTTAAAGCAAGACATAAGAATTACCTAGCAGGTAAATATAGAGTAAAGGAAGTGAAACAATGATACAAGAATTAGAAATAAAAGATAAAAATTGGAAAGAAGATATAAGAAAGTGCCATGAACAATTAAAAGACGATATACAATATTTATATCCAAATAATAGTACTGAAACACTATTAACAATTATTTGGGATAAGTCAAAGAATGCTTTTGATAGTGATAGAGAAGTACAAGTATTAATTGATAGTAAAGATGATTTGTATATTAGTGTGGGTACTGTTGGTTTTGTTTCTTTTCAAAATCAAGAAGATGAATTAACCAATGGTGCACCAATGAAGTTACCATTGAAGTGTTGGATACATACTCATCCCTTTGGTACTGCTTTTTGGAGTGGTACTGATTGGAAATCCTTAAAGACATGGCGACCTGTCCTTAGTTCTGCTATAGTGTTAGGTGATAACGAATACTTAGCATTCGACCCTGCTACTGAAATAGCAAAGAAAGTTTACTATGGTGTGATGCCATTTCCCGAAACAATTACGGAATATAAAACAGAAGAAGAAGAATTATTAAAACAACAGGAGGAAGAATGATGACTAATACTAAATATGAAGTATCCTCTAACAATGCGGTACGCGATTATTATGAAAGTAATGCATTTAGAAGACACTTGAATAAAATAATAGATGCAAGAATAAGGCTTGCTTTGGAGGAAGAATAAATGGGTAAAGTTAATTTGTCTGCAATTAATATTGATATTGGTAAGAAAAGAAGTAAAAGAAGATTTCTTTTTGATATGATAAAAATGCAAAGCAATACTGATGATGGTTGTGATTAAATGAGTAAAAAATATTACACAATAGCATTACAATATGATATTAGTGGAGACCCATGCGACCCACCACATCACATAGAAGATAGAATGGTTATGTTGATGCAAGTGATGCATGAAATTGGGTTTGGTATGGATGTTGTCTACGGATATGCTGATAAGAAGATAATGAAAACAATAGAAGAAGGTGGCAAAAAATGAAAAATAAATCAAGACAAACTAAGTTAGACGAACATGGAATTAAAACAGGAAAGACAAGACAAACTAGATTAACAGAGTTTGGAATAGTATTACTATTCCTCTCTGCTTCTCTAGCAGGTTGTGCAGAAGTTATACCCGACCCACCTTCAGAGTATGATAGTATTAGTGGGTCTTTCGATACTTATGATAACAAAACTATACCTGTAGTTGCTATTGGAAACAATACGACACTTCTACAGATTATTAGCGTTACATACAATATGACTAACTCTAATAATGATAGTTTTGAAATTAATGGATATGTATTCCAAGAAGGTACTGACTTTGTTTTTAACAAAGGGTATGCATTAGATATTGGTAAAGTGTATTTACATTTTGCTTATGTTGAGAATGCCTCATATACATATGAAGTATATTATTCTGAAAGGGTTATATAATGTACAGATTACCTGAGCCAAAAAAGTGTTCTTCATGTGGTTATGGCATGAGAAAAGATTGGAGAAAAATTATGTCTCATTTATGGATATGTAGAAATTGTGAAGAGGTTGTTTAAATGGTTGGTTTTAATTTATTTAAGGTTGCTATTGTTAAGGAAGAGAAAAAAGTCTGCCCTAAAAAGTCTGCTTCTGCAAAAAAGGGTTGGATAACTCGGAAGACACGTAAAGCATACATAGAAGAAAGAGAAGAAAGAGAAGCACAACAAATAAATGAATTATATCCTAGAGAAGATTGGGAAAATCTTCCCCCATTATTTAATGAAGGTGAAAAAAATGAAGAAAGCAGTAACAATTAGGTTTCCTGCCCCTTTACCTGCTGAAATTACTTGTCCTATTTGTGATGGGAACAAATGTAAGGTGTGTAATAAGACAGGTAAGATTAGTATAACAGTAGATGCAAAAGTACCCATACAACGTAGTTTAATAGTGCAATATGTTGCTGAAAATGTAAAAGATATTGCATATGAATTAAGTAGGCAATATGGTCTATCTCAAGAAATAGAAACAGAAGATATGTTTACTATAGGAGAGGCTACTTATGAATTAGTTAAAATAAGTAGTTTAGGTGGGGTAGTTTGGATAGCAAGTAGAGTAGATGAGTTAGAATCACCTCGCTACTTTAAATCAATAATTGATTTACAAAAATTTAGGAGTGTATCAAATGAACAATGATGATTTTAAAACAATAATACGAATACCAAGAGATGATAGTTCTGAATTAATATTGAAAACAGGAGTATATTGGAAAATACCTGTAGCAGATATTAGATGGTACAGTAATGGTAATCCAACAAAGAAAGGGATACGTGTTAATATGGATGAACTTAAACAATTGACAACCGCATTGAATAAAATGTTAGGTGATATTGATGACTCTAATTAGTTTCGCAAGAATGTGTCAAGCAGTAGAAAACAAATCTTCTTCTGATGATGTTGCAAATATTATTAATCAATCAATGAATAATCTTCATAAAGATACACTAATAAAAATATTGTGTGAATATTATGATAGTAATAACATTGGTATTAAAAGAGCACAAGTGTGGATAGCAAATGCCTTTGGTATTTTTGAAGAAGAAATAAAGGCTGCTGAATATTCATGGTTAGATTTATCAGAAGCAATGGGTCAATTTGTAGGCCATGATAAAGAAGATAGTAATATATCTTTGAAGGCATTATACAATTTACTTACTATGGATTGTTCTACAATAGACGGTACTTCGTATGTATTGTTTAAAGAACATATTACACAAATGTCAGGTTTAGAAGTTAAATGGTTTCTAAGATATTGGTTAAGAATGCCTAGAAACGGTATTACTGAAAAGGTTGTAAGTAAGGCTTTAGTTAAACACTATGATAACCCAAATATTATAGAATATTCAAATTATAATCAATTAGATAATGTGTGTATGTATTTAGATAGTGGTAATATACCACCAACACGGTCTGAACATGGGCTATTTGTAAAACCAATGTTAGCAAAGAATTGGAATACTAATAATCATCTTCCGGTTAAATATGTTATGGATATCAAATACGATGGTAATAGATATCAAATACATAAACATAATCAAAAAATACTTATTTTTAATCGTAAAGGAAAAATTGTAACTAATCAATTTACAGATATTGCTAATCTAGTTCGAGAATTAGATGGTAATTTTATATTAGATGCAGAAATATATCCGGTAGATGAACATGGAAACCCTGCTAATCATAAGTTATTAGCAAAAAGAGTTCATTCTAATGATAAAGAAAAGGCCATAATAGAATGTCCTGTTAGATTAGCAATATTTGATATACTAATGTTTATGGGAGTATCATTAATAGAAGAACCTTATGAAATGAGATTAAATCATCTAAAGGGAATACCAACAAAGTATCTTTCTTATATGTATAATAGAGACCATAATGGTGTAATGTCTGATGTATCTTTTCAATCTGCATACAATGAAGCGATTAGTGATGGGTTTGAAGGGATTATGATTAAAGATTTAGATGCTAAATACGATGTTGGTCGAAGAAGTAATAGTTTATTAAAACATAAACCCCCTAGAATAGAATTAGACGTTGTCATAACTTCTGCTTCTTATGGAGAAGGAAAATTAAGTGATGTGTTTGGTTCTTTTGGAATATCTATTTTAGATAATGGAGCATATACTTCTATTGGGTCTGTTGGAACAGGTTTTTCTGATGTACAACGTAGACTATTAACTACACAATTAAAACAGATAGTAGATAGATATGATAATAATGTTTTCTATTTCTTACCAAGAAAGGTTATTCAAGTAACTGCTGATATGGTTCAAATAGATAATGATGGTAAATTCGCTCTTAGATTCCCTAGAATGGTAAGAATAAGGCAAGATAAATATCCAAAAGAAATAAACACTATTCATGATATTAGACACATGTGTGTTTAATAAAGATTATATCCATGTTTCCCTACAGTCTAACCGTATGGTTTCGGGGTTAAAAAGTCTAAAGTTCGTTTTCTTTTATTAGTGTGTATCCTACCCAACGGTGTCATGACCGTAGACTTACCCATACACCTACTTTTTTGGAGTAATATATAACTACCACCATACATACGGAGGGTTGTGTTCAGCCGAGAAGAACTCGCAGGAATTTTTCTTAGTATTCCTACGGCAGAAGTTTCTGTTGTCAAGGCTAACAATATGGCTACAGGATATAGAGTAAGACTTAGAATATGTATTAGAGGTAAGTTAGCGTACTTAAAAGCAATACAACGTAGTTTATTACAATGCGAAATAGAATGTGTAATAAAAGAAAAAGAAAATAAACAAAGACCAAAACCAATACTGATTATTTCAGATAAAAAGAGTATGGAAAGAGTACTTTCATTAGTACCACATAAACCTTCTAATGTCAATTGGCATGTATTTGATGAAATATTTGTATTATATATGTGGCAAAGACATTTGACACAAGAAGGGTTAGATGAAATACTAGAACTCAAAGGGGTTCTTTGAATGTTGTGTAACCGTTGTGGCTTGCATGATATTAAACAGGACAGTTCTATAGGTATATGTTCTGTATGTCAAATTAATTTAATGGTAGAAGATGTACCAAATATTGTTCAAGATAGTGAAATAATAGATTGGTATGTATTAAAAGCAATAGAACAAGGATGTAGATATTGTTCATCTCATCAATTTGGGATAAAGGCAGGTATAAACTACGAAAATAAACTTAAGTGGTATATATTAGAGGTAGATTGTGCTGATTGTAATAATAAATATGAAGAAATAGTGGAAGTGAGAACAAATGAGTCTAAAACAGATGCAATTAAAAAGGGCAATAATTATAGTGGGCAAAACCGACACTGAAAAGAAAAAGAAATTGTTAGAGTTTGTATCAGAAAATTACATATTTAAATATGCTAACGAATATGATATAGAAGATAACTATAGTATTCCTATAGAAACAGGCATTGTAATTGATGATTGTCATTATAAGGCTAATGTAGAATTAATCAGAAAAACAATACTAGAATATAGAGGTCAAGTAGTATTAATGGCTGATAATCAAAAAGATGTTTCTAAGAAATTATTCAACCTTTGTAAACTTAAAAGGGCTACAAAGAAAGATACTTCTTTACATGAAATAGCACCTAGAGCAAGACCACCATATAATTATGATATAGATACCTTTAGTTTAGTAAGAGAATATCTTACATCAACTAATAGGGAAGACATTCGCACTACATTGCATATTAGTAGACCACCGGATGTACAATTATTATCGTGGTTAGCACCCAACTTACACCCTAATAAATTATCCTTTGTTGATTTTCATGTAGGAAGAAAGTGGAGTACAGAATATTTTTATGATTTATTAGCATATGCACATGATGGTAGAATGAACCGTAAAATGCAGATGCCTATAAGAAGGGCATATTCCCAAATACCAAAAATATGTAGAAAGTTAAAACTTAAACCATCAGAAGTACATCTTCTGAAGGATTTATTAAAAGATGAAGCATTCAAAGAATATGCTAAATCAAAACTCGATAACGCCGAATGTCGAATACTAAAATTAGGCGAAAAGAAAAGAAAGAAAAAGACTGATGTGATTATACCACAGTCTTCATTAGAACAATGGTGATAAAATGTTATGGACAGAAAAATATAGACCAAGTAAATTAACTGATTTAATAGGACAACCAAATTTTGTAATAGATGCAGAACATTGGATTACAAATAAAGAAATGCCTAATTTACTTTTATATGGAATAGCAGGGGTTGGAAAAACTACTGCGGGAATAGTGTTAGCAAATCAACTACTAGGTGATGATAAGTCTACAAACTTTTTTGAGATAAATGCTTCTGATGATAGAAAATTAGAAACAGTTAGAACTAGAATTAAAGATATTGCTTCCACTAGTAAAGTAGGTGATGTACCATTCAAGATTGTACTATTCGATGAAATGGATGGGATGACTAAGGATGCTCAAAACGCCCTTAAAAGAATCATGGAAAGATATGCAAGTAATTGTAGATTTATCATAACTTGTAATGATAGACACAAGATAATCTATCCATTGATTTCTAGATGTGCTAATTATTGTTTTAGAAGAATTAACAATGCAGAAATGTATACTTTATTTTCTGATGTATTGGCGAAAGAATCTGTATTAGATTATGAATATTCCCCTACTGAGTTAGAAACATTCATAGCGTCTTTACATGGAGATGTAAGAAGAGGTCTCACTGAACTTCAAGCGGCTCATTCGAGTCGAACGCCTTTGAGAAACCAAATAGATAAAAATCTATCACCTTATACCGAAATATTAAAATTAATAAATAATAATAATTATCAAAATGCATTAGATGGGGTACATAACTTGTTATATGATTCAGTAGATATGAAAACTGTATGTATTAATTTACATGATACAATTATCAAAACAGAACTAACAAATACACAGAAATTTAAACTTTTAAGAGTTGTAGGTGAAGCAGAATGGAGAAGCAGTAACAGTACTCCAAAGGTATTAGCCTCATGGATGATAGGACAGATGATGTAAATGATAGAGATTTTTTTAGCGTTTTTCTTTCTAAGATTTTTAATTAAATTTTTAGATAGAAGCCCTAGAAGGAAGTGGTAATTATGAATAAATTAGATTTGAATAATGATGGTGTTGTAGACCATAAAGATGTAGCACATCTTTTACTACGATACGAGATAATAGTGTTAGGTGGTGCGTTGCTAATAGTACTACGAATATTAAACACTTTAAATTATATTAGTGTAGATTCCAACTTCTTTTGGATATTATGTGGCTTAGTCATGTTTACCGAAGGATTAGTAGAAATAAAACAAATGAAAAAAGGAAGGAATAAAAATGAATGAAGAAATAAAAAATGAAATAAAGAAAGCGGCTGAAATACTTGGTATGACCGAAGAGGAAGGGGAGAAGAAGTTCTTGGATATATGTGAACAAAACAATATAGACATAGAACAAGAATCTTTACTTGCTCGAAGTTTATGGAGACAATATTTTAGTAATGCAAAAATGGCACAAGGAAGAACGCAGAATAATAATACTGATAGTGATGATGGTTTCTTTAAGAAAGCAATTGGATTCTTTATATCTTTAGATGATGCTAGAGATATGATGGCTTCACAAAGAGAAAGAATAGTTGCATCTTACCATAGAGACTCTGATTTAACCTTTGAACAAGGTCAAGTAGCAATGTTTACTACAATAAATGAATCTTCTTATGAAGGTAGAATGATGGTAAAGGGAGAAGAGGTTGTTAAGATAATGACTAAACTTCCAAACAACCATGTAGAAGTTGATACGGGTTTATATCTTGTACCATTAGATAATACAGAAAAATATGGTACATATGTAAACAAAAACTTTGGTAAACCATTACCTAAATCAGAATTTAGAAGAAGTGGTGTGTTTATTGGAGAAGTAAATGGTCAATTTGGTAAATATTATTTTAATTACAAAGGAGAACATTGTCAAACCTTTGCACCACAAACTTTTGAGTTAATACATTTTATTTGTACCGTTAATTCTAATGATGGTAGTAAAATACATGGAGTAACAGATAAAACATCTGCTAGTTTAATGTTAAACAGTGAACTTGCTTTGGATAGTGATATTAGACTACAAGAGAATGATGTTAATGTACAAGATATGTTAATGGAATACTCTAGTGGTAACTTTAGTACATTAATTGATTTAGATAGATATCATACAGAGGCTATTAATAAAGCATATAACAATAGATTTGTATTTACAGATGGTAGTGTAACTAGTATTAATATGAACCCAACTAAAAATGGTAATAGAATTATCAATCTTGATGATTTGAATACTGATTTTGATTTCGATAGTGAAGGTTGGAGTGGTACTACATGTTGGATACCATCTCATATAGATATTGATTTTGGAATAGGTTCAAATGTAATTGTTGTAGGAAGAACTTCTCAATCTAGAGATACTGAAGGAAACTTACAACCTGTTACTATTAATGTTACAGGATTATATGTTACAAAGAGAAGAGGTGGAAGTCCACAACAAATAGACTTTGTAGATGAAGAAGATGATACTGATTGGTTCTTTAGTTGAGTGTGATTTAAATGACAAATTACACTTTATTACAAAAGGATACTACAGAAGTATTTGTACAGGGGCGAAGTTTTTGCTTCCCCCTGTCTCAAGTATCTTTTATTACTTGGAGAATGAATGATGAAACCGGAAGTTATTGGTTAAAATTCCATTTTACTTCAGGTAAAGAAATACGAATTACAGTTAATTTAGGTGAACTAAATAACTTATTAAATAAATGGACAAATTCAAATGTAAATTATAGAGGCAATGAAAATGAGTTGGAAAACACAAGATAAAAATGAAGCAATAACGACAGATGAAAAAACAAAAGGAACTTTTGCAATAGGAAGAGAAGCATATCTTGCTAAAAGAAAGATAGCACAAGAGAGAAATAAGAATTTTCTTTGTGTTGGTATTTGGGGAGCACCTAAATCAGCCAAGTCAGGATTAGCAGCAGATATACTAACTGAAGAAGATATCAAAAATGGCATGCATGTATTTGTATGGGATTACGATAACAGATTTATTGATGTTAAAAGAAATCACTATGCTAATGTAGAGAACCTAGTTGTCTTCAATCCTATTGAGAGACATCCTGATACTCTAGTTGACATTAAGGCTACAAAGCACAATGCAGAAATGCATTATCAAGAGGCTATGTCTTTCTTAGAACAGGGTAAACTAAAAGCAGTAATTGTAGATGGTGCAGATAAGTTTCTAACTGATGTATGTGAAACATATATGAGAATTAAACATAATCTAGATGCAGATACAGTGATTAAACAATTACCATTTGTATGGGGAGACAGAAATACTCCTTACAAGAACTTCTTACATAAGAAGATATTAGAGATGGATTGTCATAGAATAGTAATTGCTCATTCTAAAGATAAGTATGTAGATGGTAGTCCTGTAGGCACTATTGCTAATTGGCATGAAAGTACGGAAGATATCTTTACTTCGACTATTAAAATGGATAGAAGAATGAGTAAAGGTAATGCTACATTTACTGCATTGATAGAAGCATCTGCAACAAAGCCGGAATTAATAGGCACAAGACATATTGTTTTGACTATTGAAAGCGGTAAGGTGAATTGGAAAGGATTAGAAGTTTTGAAGAAGGGAGAACTATGAAATTTACAATTTCTTCAAAAGTATTAATAGAAGTGTTAGAATCAATTATGATGAAAGGAAAGTATTTTCAAAGTGAAGGTGCTAAGAATGGATTTTTAACTAACTATGCAGTTCTAGATATTAGAAGTGCTTCTAATCAAATGGAGATATACAATGCTGATACGAGTACTGCTTGTATGGTGGCAACACCAATTACAGGTGATATAGAAGAAGGTCAATGTGTAGTTGATATTCTAAAGACTATTAGTTATCTGAAGCCATTTAATTCAGAAGTTTCTCTTACTATTGGAGATTATATTACTATAGAAGATAGTAGAGATGGTGTAAATAAAAAGGCTACATTACCTAAAGTTTTAACACACGAAGGTATGGGTTTAATTGCTAGAATGATTAGTTTTACAAGTTCTTGGAACTATAATGATGTTACTTCAGAATTACCTACGTTTAGTAAAACAACTTTTGATACTTGTGTACAAGTACTAGCATCGGACTTAGTTCCTGTTGCTAAATCATGTGAAGTTGTTGGAGTAGCAAAATATAAGTTTGATTTCAATGAAGATGTATTAACAATATCTAGTATGAAAACAGATGTAGAGAAATACGAAGGTGGTTTAACACCACTTGATTATACAGGGTGGGCTGAAGCCACTGTAGAGTTTACAGGAAACTTTCACAAGTTTCTTAATGGTTTAGTTAGAATATACATGAAAGACGATGCACCGATACTAATGGTGTGTCAGAATAGAATGTTATTGAAAGCACCATATTTATCGGGTTGATATTATGATTATAAATAGGTTAAAAGAAGGAATTGGTCTTAGATGGCGTAATGATTTCGGTAGTCGCCAAGAGTGCATTGTTCCTTTTGGTGAGTACCAACCTTATTTTTATATTAAAGCAAATGAAGAACAACCAACTCAACTTATCATTGGTGATAAATGGGGTAGGTTTCCGGTGGAACTTAGTTATCATACAGGAGACTATTATAATTTAAACGGTGAACAATTAACTAAGGTAACTTGGACACCAAATAATTCAAACCATATAAGGAAACTAAAGGATTGTTTCAACTATACATATGAAGCAGATGTTGCTTTTCACTATAGATTTTGTGTAGACGAATTAGAACTATTGCCGGAATATAACTTGAACAAATGGTATTGGGATATGGAATGGATACAAGGTGGTGATTATGATGGGGCAATCACTTGTATTTCATTTTATGATTCATATAAAAAAGAATGTGAAGTGTTGTGGTGGAGTCCTACTAAGATTGAAGTTGAAGGACATAACAAACACTTTAATTCTGAAAAGGCAATGTTACATTATTTTCTTAATGTTATAGAAGATGAAGACCCTGATATGTTAATCTCATGGTTTGGTTGGAAATTCGATTTACCTAAATTAATTGAAAGATTAGTAGTAAATGATATAGACCCAAGAGACCTGTCTCCTTTTCAACAAGTAACAGGTGTAAATTGGTCTTCTAAAACATCTAAAATTAATTTAAATAATAATGTTGTTAGTAACTATTCGCCAATTAGTCAACCTATTAAGGGAAGAATATGTGTTCCTTTAGATTTAGCATTTGAAAGACAATGGAATGATTCTCAAAGAGGTACATTACCATCAATGGCTTTAGACTATGTAGCAGAATTAACATTAGGTGAGAAGAAACTTGTTAGTGATAGATTTCCTGATAAGAATGAATTTTTTCAAAGGGGTTGGTTAGAAGATACTCAACGTTATTTAGATTATGCTAAAGTAGATACTGAATTATTAGTTAGAATAGATAATGAAATGTATATTACAGAATCTATTTTAGCCCTACAAAGACTACTAGTTGCTCCTTTTGATGCTTGTTTCTATGCAAGTAATATGGGTGGAATATATTTCATGCGTAATGCCTCTTGGAAAGCCCCTACGGGTAAGAAAGAAGAAAGAGTAAACTATGACGGTGCAATGGTATATGACCCCTTGAGTGAAGGCACAAACGGTCTTCATTTGGGAGTTGCTGCATTTGATTTTGCAGGTCTATATCCGTCTATGATGATAGCAAGAAATATTTCATGGGAAACTAAATCAGATGAGGAAACAGAATTTGGTGTAAATATTAAAACACCAAAAGACTTTTCGGAAGTATCTGAAAAAGATATGAGATATTATAAAACTGATAAATTAGGATTATTACCAAAAGCCGTATTAGAATTAAAGGTTTTACGAAATAAATATAAAAAATTAATGAAAGAATCTAAAAATAAAGAAGACTACAATAAATGGAATAGTAATCAATTAGCAGTGAAAAGATTATCTGCTTCCTTTTATGGTATCACTGCTTATCAAGGGTTTGGTTGGGCCGATGTAGATTTAGCGGCTAGTATTACTGCTAGTGCTAGAGAAGCAATTAGGTCTGCTGCATTTAAGGTGAGGGAATTATAATGGCTAGAACAGATAAAAGTAAACCAATAAGAAGAGAATGTACAGTTTGTCATAAAACATTTAGATTAGCAAAAAGAGATGTAAAAAGATGTGCCACTTGTGCTCGTAAAGCAAGGGAGGCTAGAGAAAATGGCAAATCTCTTTGAGAATAATATATGTTTTTATATTCTTTTAATTGTATATAGTTTATTAGTTTGGTCTATTAGTAGGAAATATTCCCATGAAGAAATATATCTTGTAGATAATAAGGAGGAAAAGAAATGAATAGATTTAGATTAGTAAGTGTTAAACATGCAGAGTATGAAATTTATAAGGGTATGTTGGTTAATAAAAGAGTAGAACCTATTCAAAGAACAATGCAAGATATCTACAATAGAGTAGTACCAAAGGGTGATAAAGTAGCCCTTAAAAGATGGAATACTGCAATACAGAATGTAAAGCAGCAAATGGAAAATAAAATGGAAAATAGAAAACAATATTTACCAAAAAACCACGTAGATGGAGATGACACATAATGGAAATACAATGTATCGTATGTGGCAATACCTTTAATTTACGTGGGGGTGTTTATGGTCAATCTACGAAACGTTGTGGTAAATGTTATTTAGAATGGAAAAAAGAAATAAGGAGGAAAAAAAATGATAAGAAAATGTACTAGAAAGGATTGTAATAAGGCTATGTTTATGCATGGTGAATGTTATCATCATTATTTTATAGCGTGGGGTAAGTAACATGTTAATGTATAGTTTATCATTATTAGGTGGATTTGCATTAGCAAAATGGGCAGTACCTAGAGTACCTTCTTTGAAAACAGAGAAATATCATTTACATCATTGGATGTGGTCATCAGCAATACTCATAGGTTTTATGTTTATTACTGTTACAGATATTACTATTGGTTTATTTACAGGTATTGCTTTACAAGGTTTAACCTACAAAAATTGGGGGATTATACAATGAAATGTAATATATGTAACGTAGAACAAATAAAAACAATTCGCTTACAAACAATATTTCCTTACGGAACAGTTTGTGGCGATTGTATTCAAATAGGCGTTAATATGTTAGCAAAACATAGGGGAATAGAAAATGACAGTTGAACCTACAGACTTATTATTATACACTTCTTGTTGTGCAGGTTTATGTTTTTTAATATGTGTAGGATATATTATATTAGAAAATTTAAGAGTAACATATAAAATTATTCAAGATGGAGTTGAATGGCCTTGAAAGTAGTTTACGGACATACAGATTCTATCTATGTAAAGATAGATAGTATAGAAGAATCAAAAAAAACCTTAAGCATTCTAAATGAACACGTTAGAGAAAGTTTTCCTAATGTTCTTGGATTAGATGAACACCCTGTTGTTTTAGAATTTGAAAAATACTTTCATAGTCTAGGAGTAGGAGTTACTAAGAATAGAAATGCCGGATTAATAACTTGGAAAGATGGTAAAGACCTAGAAGAAATGGAATTTACTATGACAGGATTTACTGCAAAGAGAGTTTCAGAAACTAAGTTAGCAAAAGATGTTCAAATTAATACATTGAAAATGTGGGCTGAAGGAAAAACAGAAGAAGAAATTAGTGGCTATCTTAATGACAGATATTATCAAGTACTAAACGGAGAAATACCTTTATCTGAAATTACTAAGAGAAGTAGATATAGAGATGTTAGATTTCAAGTTGAATGTAAAACATGTAAGAAAACTTCTAATCTTAATACACTTGTAATGTCTACTTGTTGTAGTTTACCTAAATTACAAACTATAGAAGGTAAAAATGTAACAGTAGGAGCAGGAATTGCAGGAGTATTATTTTATAATAACATACCAACTAATGTTCCAATTACAGATTCTTATTTATACTGTAAAATTAAAGAAAATAGTAATAATAAGTTTACACACCCTGTAACTCAACAGACTATCATAACAACATGGTATTCTGCAAACAACGAAAAAGAAATAGAACTATTTTTGAAATCTTCACGTAGTTTTATTGATTGGTTTTATTATGCCAATACTGTAGTGAAGAAAGCAGAGCCTATTTATTTAGCAATGGGTTGGAAAACTGCTAATATATCCAAAGATAAAAAACAAAAGAATTTAGATGAGTGGTTTTAATGGCAAGAAGTAGTAATACAAACGAATATACATATCAATGGGTAGCAGATACTTATGGAGACAAGGATTTACCAATATTAAAGATTACTAAATCTTCTTTTGGGTCATTTCAATGGTGTCCTAAGAAATATCAATTTAATTATATAGAAAGATTACCTCAAGATACAACAGAAGCAATGTATAAGGGTACTATTGTACATAATGCTAGAGAAGCATTTTTTGATGACTTTGATATTGCTAAGGCTGAAGAAATGACACACTCAGAACTAATTAATTACTGTTTAAGTCTTCATCCGATTGATGATTATACTGAAATGTATGAAACTATGGCTATTTTTGAGGCTAATAGGTTTTTAGAAGCCAAAGAAGATAATAATACTCAAGATTTTATACCTGTAGTAAATGAAGTTATGTTAGATGCTAAGTTTACTATAGGACAACATGATAATCCTAAATTTATCTTAAAAAGAGATTATACTGTACATCTTCAAGGTATTATTGACCGTATGTTTTATGAAGACGGTTCTTATATTCCTATGGAGTTAAAAACAGGTCTGTGGAAAGACTACAAAACAACAATGATGAGAAAAGAAATGGCCTTTTACAAATTACTGTTTGAGAATGCTTCTGATGAATTATTAGAAAGTGCAAACTTAGATAGAAATATACCAATTACACATTGGGGATGGTATTACCCTGCATCCAACTATTTACATATGGAAAAGATGAAACAGAGTAGTATTACATCAGTAAAGAAAGGAATAGCAGAATTAATATACGCATATGAACACGGAGTATTCCCAACTAAATACTTTGCACGAACATGTGCTTCTTGTAGTTTTTTTGGGATATGTGATGCTGCTAATACGGAGAGTTGGTTATGAGAATAATATCTAGAATAATATCAAGTACAAAATTATGGAGAAATAAAAATGATAGAAGAAAAAATTAAACAATTATTAAAAGAACGAAAATGGACATTTGCAGATTTTCAAAATATGCAAGGTATAATTGATGAGTTTCAATTAAAACTACAGGATTCAATGACGATAGGAGAACAGTTAGAATTTATATTTAACAAATCTATTTATGCTCAGTCTATGGAAATTAGTGAACAAATAATAAATAATGAAAAGGTTAGTGTAAACCCACCATTAATGTTAAATGTTTTTCCCGATGAATGGGATTTTCAAGATATATTTTCTAGGACAGTCTCAGAACATTTAGATGTAACAATAGCAAATGTACTGAAAGAAGAATTAATGAATGCAAATATAAATTTCAATAAGGAGGTTGAGAATAATGAAGTTTCCAAGAACAGTGTGGTCGGGAAGTCATCTAAAAGGGGCAAGACAGTTCCCAAGAAGAGTGATGCACTCAAAAAGTGAATTTATTGAATGGTTTAATTTACACAACGGTATAATGAACTGTTATACTACAGTGTATGATTTTTCCGAGTATTCAGAGTCAATACAATTAGACCATAGTGTTATATTAGACAGAATGTTTTTAGATTTTGATGCTCATGACAAACCACTTATAGAAGCATACAATGATTATGATAAACTAAGAGATTATTATATAGAACAGGAAATTAAGTTTGATTCATTCTTTAGTGGAAAAGGTTTTCATATGATAGTCTATGGTGAAGTTGTAGATGATATCAGACGCATTCAACAGTATTATACCAAGATGGCTATTGATTATCCTACCCTTGATAGAACAGGTATACAAACTAAAAGACTTCGTAGATTACCTAATTCGATGAATCTAAGTAGTGATGGATATTTTTGTATTCCATTAGATAAAAAATATGATTTAGAAACAATACTAAATTTAGCCAAAAAACCACATCTAGTTTCTTCTAGAATAGAAGGTGGATTATTAGAATGGCCTAATGTAAAATCAATGCAACTTTCTGATATAGAAGTGGAGATACCAAAACCTATTGGTAGATTACCACTATTACCTTGTTTACATAATGCTATTACTGTAGAGAACCCTAGCCACTATGCTAGAGTATATTTGATTCAATGGTATAGAGATTTATTATCATTAGGTGATAGACATATAAGTCTTGAAAAACAAGAAGAAATTATTGAAGCAATTATGACAGAATTAGAACTCATTGCTTCAGGAGAAGAGATTTGGTTAGATTGGGATGCTAATAAAACTAAAGGATATGTATCGGGCATTGTTAGAAAGGGATATAATGCGGCAGGTTGTAAATCTGTATTAATACCACAAGGATACTGTGTAGGTAAATGTTGGAGGTATACAGAATGAATAAATTATTAATTGACAGTAGAGAAGATTCAAAACTAACTGAAGAAGTTTTAATCAAATGTCATGAAATGAATATTTCATTTGAAAAACAATGGTTAGAAATAGGAGACTACACTTTTAATGATGTATGTTTTGAAGCCAAATCAACATATGATTTTTTATTATCAGTTCTAAATAAAAGACTTTGGAATCAATTAGATAATATGGATAGAGCCTTTGATAATAACTTAGTTATTGTATATGGTAATTTCAATGATGCCTATAAAGACTATCGCCAATATGGTAAATCACCATATGGTATGATTAAAAATAAATTTTATGGGGCAATGGGTAAAATAATATTAGATTTAGATTGTAATATTTTATTTGTACCTAACGAAAAGATTGCGGCACAATTGATTGCCGTAGTTTGTAAAATGCAACCCATCAATCGAGATGTATATAATCCTCGTTTAATTAAACAACGTAAGATAAGTACATCTGATTTAAGGATTGATGTATTAATGACTGTAAAAGGCATTAGTGAAAAGAAAGCCAAACTCTTGATAAAAGAATTTGGTTCTATTATGGAAATAGGAGAAGCAGAACCATCAGAAATTGCTATGCTAGATGGTTTCGGAAAAGTATTAGCACAAAGACTTTCAGAGGTATTAAACTCGGAAGAAAAACAGGTGATATAAATGGATAATAATGATAATGATTATATTGAATTAGAAGAAGACAGACTATATTTCGAGGGGTTATATGATACCAATCCGATACTAAGTCTAAAAGATAGAGCAACACCAAACAAAAATAATTTACCAAAGGTTGTTGAAGCCTATGTAAAAAGTGCTACTGAAGTATCAAAATATAATGAAGTACCTTCAGCAGTATCTTTCTATGTGCTATTAGGACAAATATGTAAAGACATGGTAGCAATACCTAGTGGTAGAAGAATAGACGATACAAGAGTACATTTTATTTGGATGCAGACATCGGGTACAGGAAAATCAACACTTTATGATTTCTTTGGGCCTGTATCAGATTTATCCTTTGAATTAATTAATAAGAAATATAATACTAATTTTGATGTATTTTCTATAAAGGATACTACTGATGCAGCATTAGTAGGTTCAATGGGAGAAGAGTTGGTTGAAGATGTAGATGATGAAGGTAATGTAATGAGAGTTAAACAACCTGTACAAATAATGGGTGCATTAGAAGGAGCAGGATTAGCAGCATATGATGAGTTCGAGTATTCCGGTGTCTTTAAACAAAGTCAACATAAAGAAAATGTTATTATGTATTTGAATACATTCATGAACTCATTACATGGAGAAAATTGGGTTATTACTAAGAAACTAAAAGATGGAGATACTATTGAATGTAGATGTCAACGTTCTACTTTTGCAACAACATATATCCCAACAATGTTGACAACAGTAATAGCAGAAAAAGGAGTGATGCAAAGAACTCTTATTTATATTAGGGAAGTACCTCAACATATACAAGACGAATTAAGAGATGCTATTATTGATGAAGTAGGTACAATTATCAATAGAGATTTACCTATTACTAAATTCGCAAATAACTTTCTATTAATGTATGAAACACTAAAGAGACATTTCGATGAGACAGATGGTAATCCCTTGAATACAATTAAATTTGGTAGAGGTATTACTGATGCTATTAAAAATGAATCATGGAAAATGAGAAATTATGTTGTAAGTAGTAGGCCGGAAGTATTTAACATTGCTAGTAATTTTATTACTAGATTAAATGGAACAATGGTTAAGATGGCAGTATTATCTTGTATTGCAGAAGCACCAAGTTTACCCGCAGAACAGAGATATATTGTAACTGAAAGACACGTAAGACAAGCATCATTTTTAGTTAGGCAATGTTATAAATCATTGGTATCATGGCTCGACACCGCACTGAAGGTTAAGCAGAGTAGTTTAGAAGACAGAGCCAACATGACAACCTTTAGAGAATTATATTTTAAAATGAAAAAGAAGGATGATGATTACGTGAATAAAACGGCTTTACTAGAGGAAGTTAGAAAAACTACCCACAAGGCTCAACCAAGTGTATACCGTTGGTATCGAGACATCAAACACAATTTTGAGGAAAAGAAAATAGGAAGAAGCGTATACATAAAAATAAAAGGAAGTGAAGAAAAATGAGTGATATATATGAACACCAATACTTAGTTTTTAGTGTTGGAGATGGCCCAAGAGTGATTAACGAAGCATTAAATGCATCCGGTAGAGAAGGTTGGCAATTGTCAACAATGATTACCGTAGGCAATGGAGAACACATAGTTGCATGGATGACTAAATGTGATACTATACATGCCCCTGACCCAACTAAATCTAAGGAAAGTGAAATAGCCGCACTATGGTCTTCATCTGAAGAAGAAGATGTTAAACCCAAAAGCGGTGGAAAGAAATGAGCGTAATGGCAATTGATATAGAAACCAAGAATTTTGCACACGAAATTGGCGGTTGGGGTAATACTCATATGTTTCAAGTTTCTACTGTATGTACTTGGAATGGTGATGTAGGAACAATATACATAGATAAATCTGTAGATGATTTAAAGAAAAGTAATGTTATAATTAAACCATTATCTCAATTAAAATTTGATTTAGATGACTTCCATAAAGGTGGTGGAATTTTATTAGGTCATAACATAATTGGTTTTGATTTACCTGTAATGAAAAACGCTATGGATATATATTGTATTAAAAAATATTTAGATGATAAATCATATATTGATACTAGTATGTTAATTAACAAACAACATGGGGAAAGATATAGTTTGAATAATTTAGTGCAAAATACATTGGGTGAAAATAAAATAATGGATAGTGCTGATGCTCCCTTAGTTTGGAAGTCCGGTGGATATTCTGAAGTAGCAGAATATTGTTTAAAAGACTGTCAACTTGTATATGATTTATGGCAATACGGCCAAAACAATAAAATGGTAAAGGGGTTCTCGTTAGAACAAGAAGAAACACTAGAATTAGGAGTTGAATGGTAAATGGCTACAACAATAGAATGGATTGTTTGGTTTATCTTTATTTGCTTTCTTTCATTATTGTTCTTTGCTGCCTTCGGAGGTTCAAAATATTCCGAAGATAACATTGATGAATATATGGAAAAATTAATTGAAGAGGAGAGAAGTCGTAATGGCTCTCGCTGAAATCTGCAAATTTTGTAATAAAACAACAATACCAAAAAGAATAAAGGGCAAGTATGTCGGTTCGGTAGAATCAATTTTAATTTGGCAATGTCGAGAATGTAAGGCTTTGTGGTCGCAAGAATAATCTTGTGGCTGCAAGGCCGCTTTTTTTTATGCAAAAATTTTTGACTTTAAGGTGTTTTATTTGGTATATAAACACGATACCTGAATAAGCGATTTTTTAAACATCACGAATAATGAATTTATAGCGTTGTACATTACGAATAAATTATTTTTATGTTAAAAAGGTAAAAAGTCTATGTTAACCGTATATAAAGAACGTAAAACTGATTGTGTTTTTTTTGCCGTTGCAATCATTTGTAAATATCAAGAAATAGAAATAATAAAATACTAGTGGTTTACTTTCTACACTTATGACAGACGACACTAATCAAAGAAAACACCATAATGGAAAATGTAAATGGATGAAAAATTTCCTAGAAGAAAGTTTTGGAGAGTGGGATGAATGAAATTAGACATTGACCACACAATGCGTTTCTTGGAAAAAGATATTCCAATTGATTTGTTTCCTTTAGATTCTCCTCTACTAAAATTGAGTTTATTTATAGTAGTAATGAGCGTCATTGTTGGCACTACAATTTATCGGTGGAATGTAAATCGTGAATGATACCAATTGGGATTATTGGGAAGCCATATTGGAAGGTATGATAATTGAACAAAGTGGATAAAGCCTTTTGGTATCTTTCTAATAAATTCTTAACTTGGTTAGTATTTAGAAAGAAAAGATAATATCATGATTCATCTGCAAATGGTACTGCCATTAAAGTACCTACTACATATGTAAGAGGACTACTAGCCTTAATACAAGTTACTACTAGCGAACTACCTGTATGATGAATCTTAGCCTCACTATTACCACCTGCATTAGTATGACCATTAATCATTATATTTGTTCCTGCTAAAACTGTAAGATAAGTTCCGGCGGCTGAACTAGTAAGAAGTTCATATGTATCTCCAACAGTTGCCGATGTAGGAAGTGTAACTGTACTTGTTCCTAAACAATTTATCATTGCTCCTGCATGAGTAGCATAAACTAATTGTAAGTTAGTATTATCCGCTAAATCAATTACTTTTCTTCTGAAAATTCTAGCACCACCTGTTCCTGATTTTGAAATTAGTGTTTCTTGTGTTCCTCCATCTAATGTTAATAATTCAACTGAACCATTAATACGGAATTTCATATCACCGCCTGATTTTCTATTTACAATATAAGTATCATTTTCAGATTGAGCAAAGTCAGTTGAAGCAGATGCAGATGAATCTGTAACTCTTAAATTTGATTGAGTACCATGTGAAATTTCTAATGCTGCATGGCTACTTGTACCCGAATAACTTGTTGCATTAACTAGTAAATGACCAGCACTATCAAATCTTGCTTTTTCTGTTGCATCTAATCTAAATGATATACCATCATAAGCAGATATAGCAAGCCCATCGGGATTAGCACCGCTATGGTCTTGTACTGTAATTGATGGTTGATTAGTATTTAAATGTCCTTCACGGAAATATAAACCTGCACCTGCTCCTACTTCGTAAGCATCAATTAACACACTACCCTCAACATGTAAAGTGGTATCGGGAGCATCAGTACCTATCCCAACTTTACCATCAGACAAAATACGCATTCTTTCAGTTGGTACTGTGGTGGCATCTCCACCTGTTGCTCTTGTACCAAAAACTAAATCTCCTGTACTATTACTACCTGTTCTTACATGACCAACATAAGCCCCCGCATAACTACTACTACTACCACTTTCTGAAAATACTATTTGTGGGCCTTGTCCATCAGTAGCACTATCGCCTGAAAGCATAATATGACCATTAACAGTATTAAAAGTTGAAGCGGCTCTAATTTCTAACTTAGCAGTAGGACTTGAAGTACCTATTCCAACGCTTTGTTCACTACCATCGAATCTAACGTATTCAGTAGAACCTGTTTTAACTACTAAATCGTTATCCGGTTCTAATTCAATATGTCCATCTGAACCTATATGCAAATCTTCTGATGAATCTGTATCAGCGTAGATATATGAGTCAGTAGAATCAAAGTAAATTTTCTTATTTTCTGCTACATATATATCTCCTGTAAGTCCAATATCTCCCGCTACATCTAAAGTTTTAGCAGGACTTGTAGTGCCTATTCCAACTTTACCATCATTTCTAACAATTAATAAAGCGTTTGTATCATCTGATGTTGATTGGGTATGGGAAGAAGTAGCCTTTCTACCTACCATCCAAGAATCAGATAGAGAATAAGGTGTTCCCATATACCACTCATGGTCTGATTGGGCATCGTGCATGAATACACCAAGACCACGATAAGAAGCATCGTC